AAAGTTGCGGCTTCTTTTGCCGATAATGCTAACTGCTATCTAACTTCAACGGCAGGTACTATTGACGATTCGGTTGTTGCAGGGGATTATATCTTTAATTGTAAAGGTGCATCGGCGATAGACACGCCAAGCACGGGATTGGCAGAATTAGAAATCAACAGACCGTTTGTAAAAGATGGTTTGGATGATGCAGTTGTATAATGAATAAGGGAGGGGAAGCCCTCCCGACTTTTTAATTAAAATAATGGGTATAAGCATGACTACAAAGAAAGAAGTGGAAGCTCCGGCTAAAGAAGTGAAAGCTCTAGTTACAGAAGTGAAGCCGGAAAATACAGTTAGCTATGGCGGAGTAATTGTCGGGTTTTATGATAATCCTAGAACTTTAAAAGATAAAAACGGTAACGATATTATAGAAGACCGCATATATGTTGATAAAGCTACGCCAAACGCCAAACAGCAACATGTAAGAAGAAAAGCTCATGAAGATGATATACAAAAATTCGGAAAGGCTTTTAAAAAATATCTTGAAGCTAAAGAAAGAGGCGATTGTGGAACTTCTGCAAGTGATTTGCTGGAAAAAGACAAAGAGATAGAAGAATTGCGTAAGCAACTATCTGCCAAGCAAAATGAGGTTAAAACCTCGAAAACTAATTAAAGTTTTAAACTATGACCCTTTTAAGTATATGTCAGGACGTAGCAAGGAATACTAAGGTAAAAGTGCCTAGCACTATTATCGGGAATTCTGAATTAGAGGCTGTGAGGCTTCTACAATCTGCTACGGAAACAGTGAGTGACCTTCTTAAAAGGGTTGATTGGCAAGAATTACATGCAGAGGCAGATTATACTACTTTTTCGGGGACGGAGGCATATAGTTTGCCTTCGAACTTTGAGAGAATAGTCAATGACAGTGCGTGGAATAGCACTACACGCTATCCGATGAGCGGTGTAACAAGTGCAAAGGATTGGCAGAACTTAAAGAATGCAACTATATCCCAAGGCTCGGTAATTGATTATTATCGTATAAGGGGTGGGCAGGTTTTAATATATCCTACACCCACAGCGGTTGAATCTTTAGTTTTTGAATATATACAAAATACTCCTGTTGAATCGTCAGGCGGAACGGCTCAAACAGGATGGGAAGCTGATACGGACGTGCCTAGAATAGATGCTTTTCTCGTAGAGTTAGGCATTAAATGGAGATTTAGAAAGTCTTTAGGCAAGGCGTATAAAGAAGACTATACGCAATACAATGAAATAGCCGTTGAATTAATAGCTAGTGACAAGGGTAGAAAAACGATAAGACCGAAAAACAGAAGACCAAGAGGCGTTATGTCGGCTTATCCTGATACAATAACAGCACCATAGGAATATGACTAGAGAGTTAAACTTACAGCAAGAAAGAGGCGGAATATCGCAACCGCAAACTATGCCCGCACCTGTAGGCGGTTGGAATACTCGTGATGCAGAAAGTAGTATGCCACCTGAAGATGCGGTTATTATGGATAATGCGATACCGGGCGTTGGAAAGGTTGTATCAAGATGGGGGTTTACTACGGCGGCGACAGGTGCTTTGGGAAACGTTGAAACGTTATTGTCTTATGATGCCGCAGGTACAGAAGAGTTGATTAGTGCGAGCGGTAGTGTCGTTTACAAAGGAACTAGCGGAACTCTTACAAGTATAGGTACGGGGTTTAGTAATGCACGTTGGGAAGGGGTAAATTTTAATGCTAATCTACTTATGGTTAACGGTTCGGATACTCCGCAGAAGTTTGACGGCTCGACATTGTTAGCAATGACAATAACGGGTAGCGGCTTAACACCTGCTAATTTTAATGGCGTAGCCGTATTTAAGAACTTTGTTTTTTATTGGGATGATAGAACTCAAGACTTTTGGTACACTGCTTTAGATTCAATTGAGGGTGCTGTAACTAAATTCCCATTATCTAGGGTGGGGACTTTTGGCGGTAATTTGGTTAAAATAGAAACTTGGAATGTAGACGGCGGTGACGGAGTAGATGATTTAGCGGTGTTTTTTATGTCGTCAGGTGAGGCTATAGTTTACCAAGGAAATGACCCGGGCGATGCCACGGCATGGGCTATAGTCGGTGTTTATAAAATTGGCGCACCCGTAAATAAAAGAGCGGTTATTAAACTAGGAAGTGACATAGCTTTGATAATAAATGGTGATTTTGTCTTATTTAGTGATGTTTTTAAAAAGAAGGAAGTCAAAACAACGGCTACTAAATTATCAGGTGCGGTAAGTAATGCGGTACGTAATTATGCTAATAACTTCGGTTGGCAAGTTCTTCAATATCCAAGGGGAAACCTGTTAATTGTAAACGTTCCCATAAGTACAAACTCAAAATATCATCAATATATAGTTAATAATCTAACAGGTGCAGCGGCACGCTTTACAGGAATAGAGGCTAGGTGTTGGTGTGTACATCAAAATTTGTTATATTTTGGCGGTGATACAATTATATATCAGGCAGATAGCGGATTAAAAGACGGTAGCAATTCTATTGACGTAGACATACAACAGGCGTATTCAACGCTAGGTGTGCCATACACAAAAACAATAAATACAATTGACCCTGTTCACACCGCAGACGGAAATGTTACTGTCAACGTAGATATGGGTTATGACTTCGGGCGTTCAATACTACCACAAGTTATAGCCTCGGAAAGCACGGGTACACAGTGGGGTAGTGCGTGGGGAAGTGACTGGAGTCCCGAGGTGGTTACAAGAACACAAGATTATTTATCAAGCGGTGAAGGAACTTATGTAAGTCCGAGGCTTAGAACTAGTTTATTATCACAAGAATTTGCTTGGTATAGTACGTATTATACGTTTAGTGTAAATGCAATATAGGTAAAGAATATGGGGTTTTTTGATAACGCTTTTACGGGATTTGGTGAAACGGTAGGTGGTTTTATAGGTGATGCTATAACGCCCGGTCCGAACGAAATACCAAGTGCGACAGACCCTCAAAGCATTATAACGCAAGAGGATTTATTAAATCGCTTGGACATTATAACTCCGGAAGGCGGAAGGGAGTTTTTTGTAGACCCTGAAACAGGTCGTGTCGGTGTAAGGGTTACTGAAACGCCTTTTCAGCAAGACATAAGAGGGCAAAAAGAAGCCTTAGCAAGTACATTCTTAAATGATTTATCAGGTGGTGATGACAGGTTCGCAGCAGAATCAAAACGTATAGGAGATTTAACTTTTGAACGTGGTTTATCAAGGTTAGCTCCGACACTAGAGCAAGCACGCCGTAGAACGAAAACAGAACTATCAACTCAAGGCTTGCCCGTTGGAAGCGAGGCAAGGAAAGACCTTATGGCGGAGTTCGGTAGAAATGAAAGTGATTTATTAACACAACTGGCGAGAGATGCGGAGTTGGCAGCAGGAAATGAGCAAAGTAGATTACGGAGTTTAGCTTTGCAGGAAGCCGGGGTATTTGGCGATGTATTGGGTGGTGTTAATACTAATACGTTCTTAACCGGAATACCACAAATAGATGTAAGCGGTATAATACAGGGTAATGATAAATTAAACTTACAGCGTGCAGGAGTGCAGATAAAACAAGACCAAGCAGCGATTGATAATGCATTCGACTTAATAGATATCGGCTCATCATTTGTAGGAGGGTTCTTTTAATGAGGGAGGCAATAGAAAGAGCAGCGTTAAACAACGCAAGAAGAAGACAAGAACTAGATAATTTTGTTGCACGCTCGCAAGGGAGTCAAACGTCACGTATCGGAGCTAATTTAGGTAGTATATTCAAGCGTAGAAGGCTCGATGAGGAAATGAGGCAGCTGCAACCGCAATTAGACCGGTTGAATCAACAAAGGCGTACATCGTTGGCAGAAGCTATAGGTGGTGTAAATCCTGAAAACTTTGATGTGGAAGATTTGCAGAAATTAAGATTCGCTCAAATAAACCCGAGAACAGAAGAAGTCCCGAGTGCTATAAAAGAATTTAACTTTTTTAAAAAGCTAAATCCTAATGAGCGTCAAGAATATTTAAATATAAAACGTTCCGACCCATTGAGAGCAAAAGGACTTATAGAAAATGCAGAAGGCGGTGTTGAGCCTATACAAGGCGTAGAGCAGGGATTATCGAAGGTTGAGGAAGCTAAGGCGACCGGTAAAAGAACAGGTGATTTGTTGGCACGATTGGCAATAGAGCCGAAACTAATAAATTTAATAGAAACCGGTAAGCAGCAAGCTATAGCAAATAACGTTGCAGAGATAGAGAGGCAAAAATTATTAGGCTCAGGTCAAGTTTCGCCACAAGATAAAAAGAAAAGCGCACAGGCGAAAGTAACTAATAATCTGGCGGAAATGGCAAGCCTTTATAACAAATTAGATGCAGTAGGGGCGATTGTGAATATTGAAAATAGCTCCGTGAATAATTTAATTGCAGCTGCCGAATCTTCAACAGTCGGTCAATTTATAGGTAGAGCGTTAGGTACGGACGCACAGAGTTTTAGAAATCAAATAAGGTCGATAAGACCTTTATTAATAAACGATATACGACAAGCTACCGATATGGGTGCAAAGGGAATGGATTCAGAAAAAGAATTAACATTCTATCTTGAGGCGGCAACAGATACGAATCGAGATGTGCAATCAAATTTAGCAGCTTTATCAGTTTTAGATACGGTGTTTGGGTTAAATCAGGGCTTTGATAAAATTGCACAATCAAACAAGATTAAATCGTTAAAAAGTGAATTCTCCCAAAACGAAGGGGCATTAGAGGCGTTGCCGGAGCGAGCTAGGCAAATAGGAACTAGCGGTGGAAAGCCTCAAGGAGTAGATTTTATATTCGACCCTATAAGCGGAGAGTTTCAATAATGACTATTGTAACTGTACAGGGAAAAACAATTCAATTTCCAGACACGATGAGTTCTGATGAAATAAAGGCGGTTTTGCAAAAAAAATTCCCTTCACCAAAAACAAATGGTAAAGCGGCTAATCAGGACAAATCCTTGCTTGAATCTACTAAAGAGAATGTAGAAGGTTTGGCAAGAGGTGGATTGAAGGGTGCTACTTTCAACTTTTCTGATGAGTTAGTCGGTGCGTTGGGAGCGTTTGGTGCAAGAATCGCAAGACCTGATTTGTTTGAAGGTGAGAGCTTAAAAGAAACCACTCAAAGGGGTGTAGAAATACAAAGAGCAAAAGAACAGGCAGCAAAAGAAGCTGCACCAAAGTCTTTTTTAACCGGTGAGATTGGCGGAGCTATAGGAACGAGTGCAGCAGGACTTTCTACTAAAGCAGGTGGTAAATTAGCAGGTTTTGTAGCTAATGCACCAACTAAAGCAGGGGCTTTCGCAAGGGGCGGACTAGCAGCTGCACCGGCGGGGGCTTTACAATCGTTTGGACAGGCTGAGGGTGATGTGTTGGAGCGTACACCGGAGGCAATAGGCGGAGGAGCGTTTACAGCATTGACGGCAGGGTCTTTGACGGCAGGAGGCAAGGCATTAGCTGAGAAATTTGCACCAAAAGTAAAAACAGCATTATCAGATATACCGCTAACACTTGGACAGTCTACACAAAATGCTATTCAACAATCCTTTGAAGAAAGTGCATTAAAGGGTGCAAAGGGAGAAACTGCACAACAAGCTTTATCCGGATTTAGGGAGTTGCAAGAAAATGCAATAAAGAGAAAATTAAGTGATATTAAAGTCAAAGACGGTAATGAGTTTGAATTAATTTCAAGCGTTGTGGATAGTATAAAAGACAGTCGCAGTGCAATGAACTCTAAAGTAAGTGATGCCTACCGAAAAGCGGGAAAAAGTGGAATGGCGGTGCTGGATACAAGATTGATAAGAAATTCA